CGTCAAAACAACAGAAAATTCGTTCCAGTATCCTCCACAGGCAAGCGGACTTGATTTTATAGCTTGTCCATTATAAAAGTCTTCTGTGAATAAATCTCCTTGCTTATAGTCTCCCATATCTTTTTCTAACGAAAATTGAACATCCTCCAAAAAAGGATGTTCAAGCAATTTTTTTATTAGTTTGTATTCTTCATCAGATACGATTCCGAATTTCACTTCTAAAGTCGTAAAATATCCAATAAAGACTCCGCTATAATGGCCATCTAATGCATTTCTTCCTGTACCATCTCCCCATAACGGTTCGGGGCCAGGAGTTATAGAAATAATTCCTGGCACCTGAGTATTGTTTACTATTAATTTTGGTTCGTACATATTAACCTCCATTTGTTGCAAATCTATTTTTATTCTTTATTTTTTCGAGCCTTTTGTTTAACTCATAACCATCAATATATAAATTAAAGTCAAAGCTTAAATTTGCTAAAATTTGAATTATTCTTTCAAGTAGTGCTATAACTTTTTCATTATTTCCTAATCCCATTTCTTGATTAGCTTTCTTATATAATGCCATTAATTTATCTTCTGGTGCAACAATCTCTCCTTGGTGTCTATTATCTCCTATCATGGCTAATTGAGGCGTGTTAGCTTTTGCATATCCTCCTTGTGCCAACCTTGGTAAATTAACTCTTTCTATTTTTCCAACATTTATACCTGGAATCAAGTTTATTATTCCAATCGCACCGTTTATTAAACTTATTGCTCTATTTATAGTTCTCTCAATTAATGAAATAACTCCATTAATTCCTGTCTTTACAGCATTAGAGATGGCATTACCGATGCTTGTTCCCAAATTAGAAAAAGAATCTTTTATTCTTTGCCATATTCCATTAAAGAAATTGCCGATATTACTAAATACTCTTGTAATTCCATTGTATGCTTGTTGAAATATGTTAGAAAACCACTGTCCAACATTCGAAAATGTATTTTTTATTCCATTCCAACAATTTATTGCAGTTTCTTTTACTTTATCCCAATTTTTTATTAATAATACTACAATCGCAATTAATGCTGCTATAGCCGCTACAACTAATGTTATTGGTGATGTTAATACTGCTAACGCTGCATTAAATAGCCATGTTGCTGCTGTTGCCGCTATTGTTGCCACTGTACCAGCAATAGTTGCTGCTGTATTTGCAATTTTAGCCCCTGTGTTTATAACCCATTGTGCTGCCTGTTTAACTAAAGCTGCCGTTCCTGAAGCAATACTTACTACAAAGTCTTTTGCATACATCAATGTCAATGCAATCGTTTCTGTTTTGTCTGCAATCTTTGCAATTACATTTCCAAGAATAGCATTTTTTAATAATCCTAATGCAGCAACTACTCCTCCAGCTTGTTGTATAAAAGACACTAACTCTATAACTTTCCACGCTCCAAAAAAGCCTAATACAGCTTTTCCCATTTCAGTAACTACACTCTGATTTTCACTCATCCAATTTCCAATTCTTGATAAAGTATCTGCTAATAAATTAAGCGTGTTTACTATAGCTCCTCCAGTCCACTCTGCAATAGGCTTTAAAAAACTGTCCCAGAACCATTGAAAAACTGGTTTAAATGCTTCAATTAAAGGATTTAGAACCTTTAAAGCTCCTGCAATTAAATTTAAAAATGCAGGAAGTAAATCTTGTATAGTCCATTGGGCTAATGGAACTAAAACATTGTCATACAACCATTTCAAACCATCTTTAATTGTGGTTATCAGTGGTTGTGCTGCTTCTTTTACTTTGTTAAAAGAATTAATAAGCGGTTCAAAATTAATATCGCCAAATATTTTTCCTATATCACTTGCTTGTTTTTTTAGATTATCTGTTAAATTTAGTCCACTTGTATCTATTTTTCCTCCTGCACCACTTCCACTTGAAGAACTATCACTATCATCTTTCTTTAATATTTGTGCAGTATCAAATGAAGCCAAACTTTTTAGATCTTTAGCAGATTTTTTGGCACTATCTCCAATTCCACTCACAGCATCACTCGCTTTTGATGCATCTGATGCTAAATTTGAAACAGTACTTGTACTATCATCTCCGCCAGCATTTCCGAATATCATTTCTGTAAATGATTTAAAAGCATTTGCCAACACTTGAAGTTTAGATAGTACCATATTTATTCCTTTTACTATCGGTGTAAATATGTTAATAAATCCTTGTCCTAAAGTTGCCTTTAGTTCATTAAATCTTAAGCCTAATACCCTTGTTTGGTTTGCCCAACTATCACTTGTCCTTGCAAAATCTCCATTTGCTATATTCAATTTATCTAATACAAATTTATATCTTAAAGCCACTTTTTCCTGTTCAGACATTTTAGACGTTGTTTTTCCATAGCCATTTGCCAATGCATATTGGTCTAGTGCATTTTGTGTCATTACAACACCTAAATCTTTTAATGTTTCTGTTTCACCAGTAAATACTGATTTTAATTTTGTATATGCTTCATCACTTGATAAATTGTAAAAAGAAGCAACATCTCCAGTAAGTCCTGTTAAAGTTTCTGACATTGCTAGTGCTTCTTTATTAGAAAAGTTAAATGCTTTTGCCATTGCTCCAAATGTACCAACATATTTTTTTGTTACTGTTTGTCCTAAGCCAAATTGAGTTATTGCATTTTCAGCAAACTTATTAACTTCTGTATTTAAACTTCCAAAAGTAACATCAACAACATTTTGTACTTCTGTCAAATCAGACCCTAAATTAATACATTCTTTGCCAAAATTTACTATTGCTTTAACAGAGAATGCTGCTAACGCTAATTTACCAATTTTCTTTAATGAGTTCTCTATTCCTGAACTTTTTATTGTATTTGTTGCATTCTTTAGTCCTTTGTTAAATGGATTTGAATTTAGCAATAATTCAAAGTCAACAGAGCCCACATTCGTACTCATACCTACTCCTCCCTTCTTTTTTAGGATAAAAGCAGGTATTGGCTAACTACTCACCACTAATGGCTGTGTTGCTCACTCTGTCTTTTTCATCTATATCAATTTTAATTGTTTTCTTACATCGTATACATTTTATTTCGCCCTTACATTGTTCAACTTTTAACAAAAGTTGATTACAGTTTGGGCATCTTACTTCTATCATTTGTTATCACCAGCCATTTCCTTAAATGCTTTTTGAAATTCTGTAATAACTTTTTCATAATCTTCTTTACTCATTTTTTTTGCTAATTTATTTCTATATTTCCATCTTATATTTTTTTGTTCTTGTGTGAAGTTTTTCAACATTTCTTCATCATCTTCACTACGAATTTGAACAATATTTCCGAAGTGGTGTATCTGGCATTAAGCCAGATATAAGATTACACAGTTCTGCATAATCCATTGTATCTATTTCTTTTCTTATTCTTATTCCATATTGTTTTGCTAAACTTGCCTCAATTAAAGGCCAGTCTTCTTCCATGTCATACCATAATTCTGTTTCATTATTTGTTTTGAAATCGTTTTTCCATTTCCTCATAAGTAATTTCATTTACTTGTGCCATTATTGCTATAATAATAACTTTTAAATCTGTAACTTTTACTTTCATTTCTTTTATTTCTTCTAAGGCTTCTTTTCCTAGTAATAATTCTATTGCTTTAAATAATCCATCTAAACTATCATCTTTCTTAAATAGATCTTGTGCTTTTAGCATTGTTTCTGCTCCGCAGTCTACTTCATATGTTTTTCCTTCTGCTATTGTTATTGTTTGTGGTTCATGACTTAATTTTGAACTAATATCTATATTTGCCATTTCAAATTCCTCCTAAATATATTTACAAGAGGCCTTTAAAGGCCTCTTATTTTTTAATATCTTATTTTTTACCGCTTATGTAGTTTAAGCACTTTGTGGTGATGCTTCTGTATATGTTGGTTTTCCATTTGACATCACATCAAATTCTAGTGGAATAACTTCTGTTGATTTTCCTGCTCCCCAATTTGTTATATTATACACTGCATTTTCAAATACTAATTTTGCTCCATTTGGGAATGTCCATTGTAGACATCCTTCAACGTCTCTTCCGTTTTTTAATGCTAATCCAGCTACATAATCGTTTCCTGTATCTCCGAAATTTCTTTTTCCTGAGATAGAGATAGTAACAGATTTAGAAGTCATTAATCTTCTAACCCATCCTTTTTGGTCTAACGGATTCCACTCTTCTACTCCATTGTCTAATTTCACTGAAAAACTTTCCATATCTGCAATATCAGTTAATGCTTCTTTAGTAGCGCCAACTTGAAATTGGTTTTCATATACTGGATATACTCCTGTTTTAGTTGCCATTATTTTTCACCCTTTCTATATAATAAATTTAATTCTATTGAAAACTTGTAAACATTGTTTTCATCCGCACCCAAGTCAATAGGGCCATTATATAAACACTCAATTGAGCAATTATAATCATAAATAAAAAAAGAACTACAATCTAATAGTTCATAAATCTTATTGGCCATTGTTTCGGCCGTATCATAATTTTTCGTCCATCTTAATAATAGTGTAATTGGTAATATTCTATAACTTTTCAACTTTTTATATTTAGAATTGTCTTCTAATTGCCTACGATTAGCGTATAAAGCAATCGCTTTATCTTGATTTTCATCCATTTGTCCTATTGACCATTTCGTGCACTCTGGTATTATTTTTTTTAGATAATCCCTTATTGAGGACGTATTTATTCTTGTTATCATTGTCCACTTCTCCTTTTTAAGGCTTGCTTAAAATATTTTATAGGTAAACTTTTCTTTTCTCCAGTAATATAATCATCAAAATAATACTGTTTAGCATTAGGATTTTTCCCTTGTTTTATATGTATTTCTGGATCAAAATAAACCTTTCTTGCATATACTGTATCTACAACTATTCTTGCAACGCCTTTGATAATTTTTTTATCATCTACAAAAGTGCTATCATTTTGCATCGTACCAGTATCAAATGGCATTGTCTGACTTTGAATCAAGTCTGTTTTTATTGCTTCCGCAGTGTCTGTCAATGCTAATCTTGCATTTTCTAATGTTGTTTCTATATTTTTAATATTGTATGTTACTTTCATATTACATCAACTCCAATGTTGTATGATGAACCGTTCCATCTGGATTTCTAGGTCTACTTGTTTGATATATTTCATATTTTACATCATTTATTACTACTTGTCCGCCACTTATTTTCTTTATATTTGGTACTATATCTCCAAGTAATATTACTTTTCCTACAAGTTCGATTTTTCTTCCATCTGGACTAATTATAACTTTAGTTGTTTCAACAAATCTACATTTTTGATTTTCCAAATTTAAAGAAGTTAAAGGCTCCCCATCTTCTGATAAGCCTTCTTGATATATAACTACATCACATTTATTATTTAACAATCTTTCCAAGTGTTTTGGATTTAACTTTTTTATCATATAATCCTATTTGTCAGTCCTGTTCTTTTTAAATAGAAAAAGGCTAATTTTGATATATTTAGTTTATCTGCCATATCTTGTGATTCCTTTTCATTTACTGTTAAGTCCCCACCTATAGAATAACTAGATATACTATCATCATCATATATGCCTTCTTCTTTTATGTATTCTGCTTGTAAACAAGTTGCCTTGATTATTAAATCTCTTTGTTGTGTTGTTAAATTATAAAATCCTCTTCTTTCAATCCTTGTTAATGTCGCTCTGTTGATATCTATTGAAGCTAATTCTAAATATTTTTCTATTTCTTCATCTTTCAATACTTTAGAACCATAATTAGAATAATCCCCCTTTGTTGCATAAACATCTATCATGTGCAACACCTCTTATTTTACTTTCTTTTCTAATTCTGCAATTTTTGCTGTTAGTTCCTCATTAACTTTTGCTAACTCGGTCTTTTCTTCTTCAACTTTTGTTACTTTTGCTGTTAGTTCCTCATTAACTTTTGCAATTTTCTTTAATTCTTTTTCAAAATCTTTAGAAGCTACTTTTTTAGTAGCTCCTAATTTTGAATATCCTCTAGCTTCATATTGTGTAAGCTCTTCTTCATCAATAGATAATAATACATTATCTTTTATTACTCTTATTTTCGACATGATAACCTCCTATTCTCCTGCATATTCAGTTGTATCAACATCAACGTATATGCTATCAATTTTGTTATCTTTTCCATTTGGGAAAACAAATGTATCAGATAAACTTCTATCTTGATATAAATATCCATCACCTTCTGTATGTTGACCAGGATTAAAATAGTAAATACTTGCAATCTTTGGAACTGTTTTAACAGTTAATGGAGATGCTATTAAAACATTAATTTTATGAGAACCTGTTACAGCTGTTATATCCTTGCTTTCATCTGCTGCAACTTTCTTAACAGGAACGAATCCGTCAGTAAAATCAAATTTATCATAAAATCTTTCATCGTCAATTACTTCTATTAATGTTACTCCATCAATATCTGTAATTCTAGTTTCTATTCCAATTCCACCTTCTGCAATTTGTGTCATTTCTATTTTTCTTGTAAAATCCGTAGATTGTTCTAATAAATCCATAATTGTAGAATTTACATACGCAATTAAAGCACCTTTTGCTACATATCTTCTTAATTTTCCAGCACTTAACATTGCTTTTAATTTTCCATATACGTTTTCTTTTGTATATGAAGACAATGCTGTAGAACTGTGATATCCTGTTAATTTCTGTGCTTCTGTAGCAACTTTAGAATAGAAGTATGCATCCATTTCTGGTATTTGTTGTGTTTTGTGGAATACTTCTGAAATATTTTTTATAGATGCTGTTTCATTTGTTTCATCTACATCTATTTTGTCTACTAAGAATGATATATCTCTATCGTGTGTTAATGTGAAAGGTACATCAGTTTGTGCAAATGTTCCTTTGTTCCATCCACCTAATCTACTATGTGATTTATAACCACTTGTACTCATTTGTGTAAAATGAAATGTTTTTGCACTTAACCATTTAACTGCTGTAGTTACAAATGGTGAAGTTAAAGATTCTTGCTCCATAATTTCTAATAGGTCTGGAGACCATACCTCTGCATAATTTAATGCCATAATTAATTACCTCCTAAAATGAATTAAACCTGTTCCATCTTTTTGTGGCTACAGGCTTTTTGTTTTTTTGACTTTCATCAGAGTTACTTTGTGTTGCTCCGAATTTAAATCCTTTTTCTTCTTTTTCTTCTTCCTTTGCTATTTTTAACTCAGGAAATTCAGAAATTACTGCGTTGATTTCATCTTCTAGTTTCTTAGCATCTAATACACCGTTTTCTAGAACTTTTGACATATCAACTAATCTTGCTGCTCTTTCAACTTTTTTGACATCTACACCAGCTTTGGCCATAGCAAGTGCTATTTTGTCAGTATAGTCTGATTGAGCAATCTCTTTTTGTTCTTCTTGTCCTTTGTCTGCTTGCTTGTTTTGAGTGTCTTGAATTTGTTTAGAAGTTTCGCCTTGTTCTGCTTTTTCGGCACCCTTGGCATACATTCTTCTGATAAATCCGTCTAACTCATCTTGATTTTTGAAAACTATTGAACCATCGTCACCTTTTTGTGCTACTTGTTTTTTAGCTTTCTCACCCTCATTTTTGTTTTCAGTTTTTTGCTCATTTTGAGCATTATCTGTTGTAGTTTGAGTATCTACATTTTCTTTTTTTCCGTCTTCCATATTGGAACCTCCCCCGTTTAAGGTCCGTCGACCATAATTTTTACAATAAAAAAAGAGCCTATTAGAGCTCTAATTCTAAGAATGGCACAAGTTAATGGATTTGAACCACTATCAACAGTTTTGGAGACTGTTGTGCTACCATTGCACTAAACTTGTATATAAAAAAACACCTACATTTCTGTAAGTGTTTATATTTTATTTATCTAAATTATCAATTGCATATTGAGCTTCACTCTTCGTAAATCCTTCTACTGACGATACTAGCTGATTATATATTGCTTTGCTTGACATATTCATGCTTGTTTGATATGTTTTTGCTTTTTCTAAAGCATTTTTATTCCAATCTGCTTCTATATTATCAATTGCATATTGTGCTGCTTCTTTTGTAAAGCCTTCTATTGATGATGTTAGTTGGTTATAAATACCTTGTTTCGACATATGTAAAGAATTAGAATAAGTTTCTGCTTTTTTTAACGCATTTTTTTCTTCTGTAGTAGGTTCTTTTCCCAATGAATATACTATAGTAATTTTGTCCCCTTGATGAGCCATTGTATTTGCTAAAATACTTTGACTTACAAATTTTCCTTTTGTGATATCGTTTGAATACTCTTCGATTATTTTACAATTGATCTTATTTGTATCCATCCATGTTTTGGCTTCTTCTTTTGACATTGTACTAAAATCTACTATTGTAACTT